CCACCACGCGCCCGTGGGCGCGCCCACCTACCTCGACCTTCTTCCCGTTGACGTTCTCCGCTGCTTCATCATCCCCTTCCTTGGTTGGGAAGACCGCATCCATCTCAACATGCTCACCCCTCCGGGCGACCGCACGCCTCCAGCCAAGATTCCCAAGGACCGCATCATCGCACACCAGCTTCACCTCTCCTTTCCCGAGGTTCAAGAGAAGTCCAGAGCCTCGCAGAGGCTCGGGTCTACACGCGGGGTCTCGGCTCAACGCCGCATTGAGGCGGTTTTAGAGGCGTTGCGAGCGTACAACAAAGGACACAACATCCTTATCACGAGCTACCATCATGACAATCGGACTGTTCTGCAGAGACGGCTGGAAGAGTTCTCAAGGCCGTGGCGCCTCAGAGCCATCCGTTTGCTGACCCAGCGGCACGAACTGCAGGTGGCTGTTCAGGTTCTGCTCGAGAAGATGGCTGCAAACCCGTACTCACACGAAGTGAAACCCAAAAAGTGGCTCCGCGAGCGAGTGACACAGAACGAAACCTCCCTTGTGTACGCAGCGGAGTACGAGGGGGGTGAGCGAGTCTTCCGCAGGCAAGGCGACATCTACACCGAGTGGGAATAAAACCAAAAAAATTCAATTCGTTATTTACTTTTGGTTTGATACGCTGAGCGGGAATCGGACCCGCGCAAACAGATTGGAAATCTGTTAGTCTACCACTAACTTATCAGCGTGGGTGGTAGAGGTACTCGGAATCGAACCGAGGTCAACGGGTCGCTTGAACAAGTCGGGCTTTGACCCCGAGACCTCTTCCGTGTAAAGGAAGCGCTCTTCCACTGAGCTACTCGTCCTATCAAAGCCCGCTGTGCTGACCACTGCACCATACCTCTGGGATTCCCGTGCCGGGAGTCGAACCCGGGCCGAGGCTGTGAAAGAGCCCTATCCTGACCACTAGACCACACGGGAGTCGGGCTGCTGCCCACGTGTTGTAAGTAATTTCCCTCTAAGCCTCTGCCTTCTCACCCCGGAGCTCTGTCCTGAGCTCCATGAGCATCTTGCCCATCCAATTCTGTCCCTTCCACTTTCCCTCTTGTGCCGGCTTCGTGTCGGCTGATGTCCCAATGCCCCAGTAACTATCCCGCGCATTGGCTTCTGCCAATGTCCTGTCTTTTGTCGCCAAGAGCTTCTCCAGCATCTCGGTGTTTTTGGGGTGCGTGAACTTTGCACGCAGCGCCTTTCGCATAACTTCATCCTTGAACCCGCGTCCGGGTGCAAGTCCGTTCCACTGCGCGGGATCAAAGTCCTTCACCTTTCTGCCAATCGCCTTGACTGACTTTGCCTCCGTGAACGGCTTTCCCTTCGGAGGTGTCAGCATCTTTGTAGCCGCCGCCTCGTCCTTGAACAATGTTGCCTTGGACCACTGGAAGTAGTGCTCGACAGTGGGGAACGTGATGCCGTCAATCTCAAACGGCGCCACGTACATGTTGCTCAAGAACCTGTACTCGGCGAGCTTCTCGTCGCCCATGAAGAAGAACACGGGCTTTGCAGCTTCCGCTTCCTCTGGCGACTGGACTGCCTCAGCGGGAACTTTCACCTTAATAACCTTCTTCTTCTTCGGAGCCTTTGGCTCCTCTGTCGGTACTGCTGCTGCCTCTGCGTCCTGTACGGTGGGAACCTCTATAGATTCCTCTTCCGCAGGAGGCGATGGAGGCGCAGGGGTTTCAACCTTGTTGAAGATGAAGGTTCGGTGAAGGAACGAGAACGCCTGCTGTTCCTGTGTGAGGGTAATCGCAGTCTGCTGCGAATAGTACTCCTGAAACAGCTGGGTCGACTCAAGTTCATATCCCGCTTCCTTCAGTAGCTCAGTCACCCGTTCAAAGGGCACCAATGCTTCTTGCACGGGCTTCTCAAAGCTCTCGAGGTAGACGCGCAGAGTCTGTCCAAACTCTGGGCGCCACGCGTCGCCGTCAGGGTAGTCCTTGGTGAACTCGCCAAACACCTGACCGTCGGCGCGGAAGATGTGGTTTTTCTTGCCAAGGAGGAGGGCGTACACCGCCGCTCCATCCATGCACGTACCGAAGAACCGCTTCTTACCATGTACCTTCAGGTTTTCTGTAAACGCCCTGAACGCATCCTCCGACACGCAGGCGTAGTGGATGGCGAACTGGCAAGAGATGTCATCAAACTCCTTGACCCCCCTGAACTGCTGGAGGTACGCCGTGGGTGCGGGGTCAGCACCGGCAAGGATGCGCGTGTATCGGTCGTCCGACTCGTACAACGGCTTCGTCATGTCACCCACAGCCAGCAGCATGGGTGGCAACTTGTCACAGCTCGGCTTCTCAGAATCACGCAGGTAGCGGACATATGCACCCTGCCGACTGGACGTCAAGTTTGACTCCGAGATGTCAAAGCCCACCACCAGCTTGGGCTTGGACCGCTTCCACTTCAGCATATCGCCACCACGACCCACCGCCAGCTCCAGTAGGGTATCGCCAGGCTTGATGCACGCTTGATACAGCTGCTCCTTCACCCGATTGTGGAAGGAGTACACATCCTTCAGGATGCGGTCACGAGCATCCAGATTGTCGCGATAGTACAGGTCGTCCTCTGCGAGGTCATCCACAGTCTGTGACGCGGGATGGCGAATCATGTCCTCGGTGATGGGCACATGAACGTTGGTCCAGATCGACTCAGCCACGGCAATGTCATTTCCGAACTGCGGCTCGCCCAGCACGCGGTACTGATAGGTCTTGTCATGACGGGTCCGCAGGACAGTCCAGTGTGCTGTCTCTGTATCGTACGCGCACTCCACAATGGTATTGTCCTCAATGCGGTTTCCCGCCTTGTCCACAGGCACACCCTTCTCCAGTCGCAACGCAATGATGTTCGCATCCGGCTTGCGCGGCACAGAGGGCTGGAAGGGAGACGGTGCGCGATCACGCGTTTCGGCAATCCGCTTCAGATCGGGAGGCATCACAGGCGGCGTGTACTCACCCGTCAGCGTCTCGCGGGGATACAGGATATCGGATCCGCGATTGCGAGACACGTACAGCGTACCCTTGAACACATGCGACTTCAGCACCGTGTCGTAGCTCTCCCCTGGCTTGTAGCGAAGCAGGAAGTCAATGCTGTTCTGGTCTGCGGGCTTCCACTTGTACACACGGAGCCACGTGTTGCCGCGGCGGTCCTGCATCGGAGCCACCGGCGTGGCTTTTGGCGTGAAGACCAGCCCATCCGTGGGGTATCCGAACTTGGTGTCCAGCAGGGTGTTGATCGCCTGCTCCATCACGGGACCGTCCCCCGCGAAGAACACCTTTGTCTCAATCCGAAGCGGCTTCTGGCTCGGAGCCGTCACAAAGTCAATACCCAGGTCCTTGACGAACTCGCGAGCACAGCCAAGACGGCTTGTGGTCGTCAAGTCCTCGTCCGTCAGCATCAGCGGCAGGCGAGTCGTGTTCTTGCCTCGGAAGGCGTAGACATCAAAGATACAGAACAGGTTGAGGTCGGGCAGGTACTCACCATCCAGCACATCGCCGACATGAATATCCTTGGTAGCAGTCAATCCAGTCCACGAGATACTCATGTTCGGAGTCACGCGAATGACCCGCTTGTCCGATGCCACAACCAGAAAGCAACGGTCTCCATCTGCCTTGTTGGTCACCGTATAGCCCTCCAAGATGGAGTTGGGACACACCTTGCTCATGTGGCGGCGGTCCATGGTCACAGGGTTGATGAACTTGAACCCGAGGCGCTGGAAGCCCATTCGGTAGTTCTCCACATCCGACTTGGTGAGCAGAAAGGGTGTGCCCTGGAAAGCCTCCAAGACAAGCGTGATGTGGCGGAACAGGGAGTCCACAATGGACTTGGCTGGCGCTTTGCGGTCAAGCACCTCCAGCTCCAGCTCGTAGGCGGGCTGTGCGCGCATCACCTCATGCAGACTGCGCATGCCCCGCGTGCGAGACTTGACGAGTGAGAAGTCAAAGCGCAACAGACCATCAAGCGTAGTCCAGGAGCGGCGATGGATGATGCGGACATGGGCGGTTGGGTCCATGGGCGCACCCGTAAAGTCGCGCCGCAGCTCCTCTTCACGGCGGAGGGTGAACCGGACCCCCAGATCCGGGAGGTCAACCAAGTCGGACTCCGACCCGCGCCCATCAAAGTAGCGGGTCTTGCGCTCAACGAGCAGCTTGGTTCCGCGAAAGCTTCCAGTGGAGCAGACCTTGTAGATATTTGCAGATTGCGTGACGACGACCCGAACATTGTCAGGGTAGGCAAAGACAGCGCGATGTTCATCAGTTGCAGAGCCAGTTGACATTGACGAGATGACGCCGGCGATACGGTCGGCGACATCCTTGGTCTTGATTTGGCTTGGAAGGACCTTGCATTCAAGCTCGGACTGAGGGTCGCGAGAGACGTAGTTGGCAAGAGCCGTAATGGCCGAGCGTTGGGTCTCCATTTGCCCTTGTTAATAGGCTGGATTCTCTTTATCCATTTTTTACCATCGTCTTCCGTGCCACGTCATCTGCGTCCATTCGCTTCCGCTGGTCAAGGTAAAAAGCAACCATCTTCTCCATCTCGAGCATACATGCGTCGCTCAAGACTTCAGAAGACACCAGAACTCCAGTCTGTGTACGTGTGAAGGATTCGGTGTGGTGCTTGATAACTGCGAAGATCTGAGCGTGCTCATGCGGGTCCAGGAGGTCCAGCTGGTCCCTCAGCTTTTCCTTGCGCGCTCGGTTCATTTGTAGTAGGCGCAGGCTTTGCTATGACCTTCCTCTTCCGCGGGGCAGCAGGTACTTGGTCTTGCGGGACCACCACCTTGCGCTCCACATCCGCCGCCGCATTGGTTCCCGTAGATGCCGCCAACAGGGGCTCCTCGGCTGTTGCTGCCTTCTCCGCTTCAGCCTTTTGCGCATTGACCACCTGCTTCAGCTGCCCAAGAACCACAATGGAGTCATCGCCCTGCTGGAACCGAGACCCCTTGACCTCAAATTCCACCTCCTGACCCTCCTTGATGTCCTCGAATGAGGCATCGCCAAGGTGGAGATCGCGAGGCAGAAGCACTTTCATCGGAGACACCTCCGCATGAATACCAATCTTGGAGCGCAGTACGACAGGTGCGCGAAAGACTTGTCCCGGATGGGGCATGCAGATATCCGCCTGAAACTTGACAGAGTAGTCCAGCCCGCCGTGGATGAGATTGACCCGTCCAAGCGAGTGGTCCACGACCGTAATGCTTCGGGGCTGCACAAATCCCTCGGGAATGCAGACACCCTCGTACTTGGCTCGCAACTGAGCCATCAAGCTGACCTGAATGTTTCGCTGAATGTGCTGAGCCGGAATGTGAACCGAGCGAACCAATGCACGACGCTCAAAGATTGGCGCAAGCGGCTGCATGTGATTACGTTGTCTTTACTTGCCCTTTTTCGTTTTTGGTTTAGCCGAGAGGATGGTTTCCATCTCTTCGGGAGTGTACCACACCACCTTCGGGTCTGGGTCCTGCATGTGTGTACGCAGCAACAACTCGGAGTAGATACACCATGTCTCCTTGTTCGTCTTGGCGACTTCAGCAGGTACGCCCGCACCTGTACGATCCACAAACTTGGCGAGAGCAAGCACTGCATCCTTCTTGTTCTCGCCGGTGCCGCACACAATGGGAACGTCGCGCTTCTTGCCCGCCTCGCGCACCGGAGTCTCGCCTTCCATCTTAAATCGGCTCATGGTCAACTTGCCGTCCTTCATGGATGCGAATATCTTGGACTTGTTGGCTTCAAAGTGAGCCAGCAAATCATCCGTCCATTTGGTCACAGCCGTCAGTGGCTCACCAGGCGGCACTTCGGGCGGGTCGTACGTCTCGTGCCCCAGCACCAGAATCTCTGTCCCTGGCACCGCTAACCTTGAACTGAATTGTGTTGTCTGTCCCGACCGCAGGTACAGCACCTTCTGTGCGTTGGTGATGGAGTGATCAAATGCGTATCCATCCAGAACCGCAGCGTCAAAGCGATCTACGGGGAACGGGAACTCACGCATCTGGGAAAGATCAGGCGCATCGGTCACGGCGGGCTTCGGTGTAGCCTCCACGTCGGGCAGTGGCACGTCCGACCGTCCAGTCGGCTGCGTGGTGCGCTCCACCAGCGTGCCATTGGACACGCCGATAGGAGCCAATGCATACAAGTCGCCGCGGGATTCCAACAAACTAGGGCGACCAAAGGCGTCACGGAACTTGAAGGCTGTACGAATCGCAGACTGCAGGGTAAACGCCACGACATCCTCCTGGTACATGGAGAGGGCAGCAAACAACTGCTTCCTCTCCCAGATCTCCTTGTCTACAAACAGCTTGGACAAGCGCGTGAGCAATTCGTCACGCACGTCGGTGTAGCTGGACAGCGGGCGAACATAGTCGGGATCAGCCACCGACGGCTTGACCTTGCAGTAGTCGCCTTCCGGATCGTCCATAAACTGCGGAGCCACCATTCCAAAGAGTGGATATGTCACGCGCTCAGCCCCCTCTGACCGCACCTGTTCAACCTCAAGCGCCTTCCACGCGGGAGGCAGGACTGCACCGAGTTGAATAGGACAATCCATGGCTGACTCCATCATGAGTTTGCGCACATTCCCAATTTTCAGAGCCTTCTGTTCCACCTTGGTGCGATAGGTGTACTCGTCAAAGCATTCGCGTTTGGAGGTGGTGCGACAGACGTGAAGGTAGACCGTACAGTTTTGGTGCTCAAATGGCAACATGGAGTGAGAACACGTACGCAACCCGCGCCCAATGACCTGCTCAATACGACTCATGTTCCACCAAGGGTCCAGAATGTGAACTTGACGTACGAAGCGAAAGTTGACACCTTCGGAGATCTTGGGCGTGGTGAGAATGACACGAACCAGGCTGCCGTCCATGTTCTTGCGGTCGCGAGCCAGTGAGAGCAAGGAGGTGATTTGTGCCGTCGTGATCTCGGATGTCAGCATAATGTACTTCCCCTTGGTGCCCTTGCGCCCAACCAACAGAGGCTCCCCTGACGCAGGTGTATATCCGTGCTCTTCCAACGCCATCGCAAAGAGCCGAGCTCCACGCTCCACATAGTTGGAGTAGACCATGGATACGCCCGCGCCTGCCTCAATGGACTTGATGACGGTTACGAACTTGGCTGCGTAGTTGGGGAGCTGCTCAGGAGTCAAGAAGGGTGTGCCTGCATAGTCGTACTGGTCTCCGACCATCTTGAACATCTCCTTGAACTTCTTGTTATTCGGGAGCACGGAGACCGTTGGCATCATCATAGCCGTTCGCTTCTCCTCATCCTTTTCATCTCCCATTTCTTCACCCAGTGCCTTGCCCTGCTCACCCTGTACAGAAGATGCAACCAGCGTCAGATACTTGATGCGCTCAGCATCTGCGATGCGGCGCGACTTGCCGACGAAGGAAAAGGTACGATCATCGGCTGCCTCGTTGGGTGGAGGAAGACGGAAAGGGAAGGTGAATGGATTTTCGCCCTTGACGAAGGAGACGTAGCGCTGGCACCAGTCACGAAACTCAGATTCTTTCGCGGGCTTGATCTTGCCGTCGGCATTGAAATAGTCGGACGCCTTCAGCTTCTTTGCGACGGACAGTGTGCGGTCGTTCCAACCAAACAGGTTCATGTAGTAGACGATTTCTTCGTAGGAATCGTACATTGGCGTGGCTGTGAGCAGGACCAACACCACTCCGTTGGCTGTCTTCACCAACTTCTCCATGCCAGACGATACGGACTTCTCCACCTCAACGTCTCCTCCCTCACGCAGATTGTGCGCTTCGTCCACAATCACCAAGCGATTGTCAAAGGTGTCATGAATCCACTTGTCAGCTTCGGCAGGGGGCAAGTCGTTCAGCGCTTCATTGATGCGGGCACCGAAGGAGTTGTAGCCCACGAACTCATAGAACTCGGAAATCATGCGGTCCGCCAGAGTCTTGAGCCGCATACGGACCTCGGGGACCATCCACTGCTTGGGCTCCGATACAATACGGGTCAGCATCTCCAGGTACCGCGTACCCGTGCACTGCTTGGACGACAACATGTTGCTCTTTTCATCCAGCTTGGTGCGTGTTAAATCAAAGATCTCCGTACGGAAGTTGGACTGCACCGCGGGACCGGCAATAATCAACACCTTCTTGTCTTGAAACTCGGGTCGGAGGATGTACTCTTCGGCAATTTGGATAGAGGAACACGTCTTGCCCACGCCCGTGCCGTGGACCATCAGTAAATCGCGCGTAGGGCTGTCGGGGGACAGAACTCGACGCAGGAATGTTTGTTGGGGCTGGAGGCTGAACTCCGTAGCCCCACACATCTCCGTCCGCATAGCCTGGAGGTTTTCCAGCGACGCGGGTGGCAGAGAGTTCACACGAATCTCCGCCAACTCGGGGTGAGTCAGGTTGGCCATTGCTTTAGGGTTAGATGAGTTTGGAGAGTCCGCGACGATAGGATCTACGGCGACCGCCTTTGGCTGCTACCGGCGGCGCTGCCTCCACCGCCGCCGCTGCCGCTGCCGCCTCTGCCTCCTCCGCCGCCTCCGCCTTTGTCGCTTCTGTCGCCGCGGGAGATGTATTCGTTATGAGGTTTGCGATCGCCGCGTCTTTAGGTGACGGGTTCGGCTGCCCCCGCTTGTATCGGGCGAATATCAGCTTCCTAGCACGTCCGATGTGAAGTTTGCACATGCCAAGCACTTGATGAGGTTTCAGCCGGTCGAATGTGCTGCCCGCACGTCTTAACTCCGACAATGGGTCTGGGCTGGTCTGGACTCCAACCCATTCATATAAAAATGGGTCTTCCTTTATCAGTTTGTTGTGTAACGAAAACGAGTCAGATTCAAGAACCTTAATCTTGAACTCAAGGTCTGGGTTTTCAAACGTTAGTTGGTCCCGACCCCGAGCGTCTTTCATCCACCTATATCCATCGATTTCGGTACCTGGCTTAGGAGCCACTGGTAGTCCACCCAGCTCATCCAAGAGGTGCTCGTACCGCACCTGCAACATGTCAGCGTAGAGCAGATAGAACCGCAACTTGATGAACTGCACCTGATCTGCATCACCACCGCTCAGTTGTCCCATTACACTGCGGAAAACTGGCAGGTCTTCGTCGGTTATAATGTACTCGTCAACTACAGTGTATGGGTTTCCCTTGTGGTCGCGGTAATAGCTCCCAACCACCATGGGTGCCAGGTCCTTGATGAGAGCATGTTGCGTGATAAGGTCGGTGGGTGCAGCGGGTGCAGCGGGTGCAGCGGGTGCAGCGGGCGCAGCAGCTACGGGCGGGAAATCATCCTCTTCTTCCTCGTCTACAGATGGTAGGAGTCCTTCTCCCCCGATATCTTCCAACACGGATATAGAAAGTCCGAGTATGCGAGACACCGTATTCATATCCGAGGCAGAGTCTGCTGGCTTTAGTGCTCCCGCCGCAGCCTCAACCACCATGTCCGCCGCCGCCGGTGCCGGCGCCGCCTCCGCCTCAACCGCCATGTCCGCCGCCGCCGGTGCCCGAGCGGGTGTAGCTCTCGCCCAATAGTCATTGGCAATCTTCGTTTCCTCCTCTTCTGTTGTCACGGGGATGCCTAGTGCTTTTCTCAGTTCGTTCACTGTACTGCGAACGTTTTGCTTGCTTGCTTTGCCTTCATTCCAGTAATTGATGAGCTTATTGATCGCTTCTGATGCCAAGATTTTCAATGTCTTGTCCGGGACAGGTGCTGGTGCCGGTGCCTCCTCTTCCGCCATGGCAGCGGATGCCACAGGAAGTTGTCCAGCGGGCGAGGCGGGCGCGGCGGGCGCGGCTGCAGCAGGAAGTGGTATCTCCAAGTTCTCGAGGAGCGAAAGGATAGATAGAATATCCCATATCCGAGCAAGCTGGTGGTATTTGCTTTCGTTAACAGGGTCAAGATAGAACGTAATACTCGGGTCTCCGAGGACGGTGTCGGGGTTCACAACATTGCCCGTCTCGTCGTACAAGAACCCAAGTTTCTTGAGCTCTAGAATGTTGCGATGCACTCGCTGCTCAGGATCCCCAGCCGCAGCAGCCGCTGTAGGGGGTGTCTTTACGAACACGGTTGCCTTGCGGCGCGGGGTTAGGACGATTTCGGTTGATTTCCTCAGGTCCTCCGTCACCAACCGCGTCGCAGTCGCATAGACCTCATATGCCCGGTTAAATTCACGGTATACTTTCTGAATGGCGCTATGGTAATTACGGATTGCAGACGGTGGTGTTGCAACGTCCATCTGAGCAGCCTCAGCCGCCGCCTTTGCCCGTTTCGAAGCCGCATCTGCCTTTGCCTGTGCCTCCGCCAGTCTTCCTGCCGACGCTGCCGCCGCATCTGCCTTTGCCTGTCTTGCAGCCTCTGCTGCCGCCTTTGCCTCCGCCTCAATATACTGTTCCGCTGCAATGGCAGCATTGTATCGGGCATCAAGCGCCGCCGAGCGATTTTGTGATTTCTCCTTGAGGATGTCCTTAAGAAAAACAGGATTAAGGACCTCGGGTACTAACAATATACTTTGATACTTGTACTGTGTGAACGCATAGTGATACATAGGGGATTCTCTGATTGTACTAATCAACGTCCACAACATAGACTCGCTTTTGGGATTTGTTACGGGTCCCGCATCTCTGTCCAAGTAATCGCGAAACGTCGTCAAGCCAAAATCGTGAATGACAGGTGTTCCGTCCAGCATGTATGCAGCATTTGACGCGTGCAGGTCTCCGTGAACGAAGCGACCGTCGATATGTAAAAGGGTCGTAATGATAGCGAGTAGACCTTGAATTGGTGGCTTTGTGCGTTTTCCAATGTCGTCTCCTTGCCTGCGACTGACAATACACCGGAATCTCCTTTTGAGTGCAGACGAGGGAAGCTCGGCATTGCCTAACGCCTCCTTCGCGTTGTTAAGTGCTCTATCCACCGCCCAATATGCCGCTACCGCGTCATCCTTTTCCTCCTCCGCCGGCGCTACAGGCGCGTCCGCCGCCTCCGCTGCCTCCGCCGGCGCGTCCGCCATCTCTCCAGCCTCCGCTGCCTTCGCCGCCTCCGCTAGGCGCTGCATCGCCGCCTTCGCCGCCTCCGCCGCTGTCGCCGCCGCACGGACCCTAAGTCGTTCCACCAATGTTCGCAGCTCGTCCACGTTTCCAAAGCGATCCTTCTCAGTCCCTATCCATTCAATGAAGGTAGATTCCACGCGTGGATCTTTGCCTTCGAAGTGGTCATACGTAACATGAGCAAGCAACTCTGCCCTTACAAGGTCTTTGAGGGTGGGATTGGACTCGTCGTACTTTCCCTCTTCGGGTTCGCGTGCATTCACGTACTTAGTTAGAGCCTCCACCCCTGCCACTGCCCCCGCCGCTGCTCGCGACACCGCACTGCTTGGATGTGCGCTCATAGGTGTCCAGATGCCTCTCCCACTTTTCGAGAGAAGCCGCTCGTCGATAAAGTATGTGTCAATGAACGTATTGGTTCCCATACGGATATAGGGATTCTGGCGGGCAATGTCCTTGACTGCACGATGTAGTGGAACTTCACCATCTCCATCAATCACAACTCGCGCAATCGGGTTCTTTTCCCATATTTTATGAAGAGGGTGGTAACGGATACGAAACTCTTTCTCTTCACGACAGGTTGCGAGGGGAAGGAACATCTTGTCCGCTGGATCCTTTGGCTTGAATACGTACGTGTGCACACCGTTTGCTAAATATACACCGCCCTTCATCGGCTGTGTCTCCAGCACCTTGTCACGACACCGCACCTTGCGAAGGGTGCGCCCCCTGGTTTGCAGGACGGACTTGGTGCAGATGGCGATAGCCCGTCCCTCTGCCTTCAAGGTCTTCTTGACCTTCTTCACGCACCGACAGAACGTGTCGACCTGCGGTTCCCTCATTGTTCAATCGCAGAAGAATATATCCTCGCAAAAGATAAACACAATGGGCGGTGGTCTTCTTCAGCTCGTTGCCTACGGAGCACAGGATGCCTACATCACTGGAAACCCTCACATCACCTTTTGGAAGGTCATGTACAAGCGGCACACCAACTTCGCGATGGAGGCGATGCGTGTCAACTTCACGGGCACTGCCCAGTATGGACAGCGCGTGGTCGCCATCGTGAACCGCAACGCTGACCTTATCTACCGCACGTACCTGGAGGTGACGCTGCCCGACACCACCGCGGCGGCGACAGGTGCCAGCAAGGACGTGTACTGGACCCCTGGCGGCATGCGCCGCCTTGGCTACCTCCTGCTGGAGAAGATTGAGGTGGAGATCGGTGGACAGGTCATTGACCGCCACTACGGTGAGTGGTGGTATTTGTGGGAGTGCCTGACAGCCTCGGTCAACCAGGTCAGCAAGGCGGACCAGATGCTGGGTGCCGATCGCGCGGGTAGGACGAGCACAATGGCGACCTGCAACGGTCGCCCGTCGGTGCTCTACATCCCCTTCGGATTCTGGTTCAACCGCAACCCGGGTCTGGCGCTGCCGCTCATCGCCCTCCAGTACCACGATGTACACTTCAACGTGTGGTTCCGCAAGGCGACCGACCTGGTGACGACGTACAACCGGTGGGACCCTGCGAACCCGCCGACCTATACTGGAGGTATCAACTGGAGCAGCATTGCAGGCGCTGCTGCTGCCCTTCCGCCCCCGAAGGATGCCGCCATCTACATTGACTACATCTACCTCGACACGGACGAGCGCCGCCGTTTCGCCCAGGACTCGCACGAGTACCTCATTGAGCAGCTGCAGTACTCTCTCCCACAGACGATCACGTCCCAGATGGGACGTTTGGATCTGACACTGAACCACCCTATCAAGGAGCTGGTCTGGGTCTTCCAGGATGCGCGCCGCCTGGACTGCTCCCTTCCGACCGGTCTTCCTCCCGACTTCTACACGGGCAACTCAATCACGTCGACCGGCGATGGATCGTCGGTACAGTCTCTCGGTGGCTACACGCAGCCGTTTGCCTACGATGACATTGTGGACCGCTGCCGCATCCAGCTCAACGGACAGGACCGCTTCGATGAGCGCTACGGCGACTACTTCTGGAAGGTCCAGCCGTTCCAGCACCACACAGGCGGCGCGATGCCTCTTCTCAACGCGTTTGTTGATACGACGAACACTGCGGCGTACGACGGACTGAGGCAGGGTACCGTCAACCCTATCAACGTTTATTCGTTTGCCCTCCAGCCCGAGGAGCACCAGCCGTCCGGGTCGTGCAACTTCTCGCGCATCGACACGGCGACCCTTGTGTTTGACGCTATCAACTCGGCAGGTGCGAAATTCCCGACCAAGAACACGCCCTTCGTGTTCCGCCTGTATGCGGTCAACTACAACGTGTTCCGCGTGATGAGCGGCATGGGTGGACTGGCGTACAGCAACTAAAGTTCTTGAGGAGGAACAATGCCCACCGACACCGAGGAAAAGGCGTCCGCCGCCGCGAGCGCACATGCCCACGCCGTCTACCTCGCCCTCAAAGCAGCAAAGCTGGTGGACGTCGCCAATCCAAGCGCCAAGAATAAAGAAAAAATCAAAGATTTGAAGAAAAAAGTAGCCGAACTCCCCGTATTAACAAAGGAAATATACGGCGGCAAGACCCGGGGCGGCAAAACTCGTCGCTCTACACGTCGCGCGGCACGGGCTTCGCGGAAACGTCCCACTCGGTAATCTTGATGTTGGGCGCACACCCGTGCAACCCTTGCGTCTGCTGAAGCATGATGGGTGCGGACTCCCCAATGCCTGGACACTTAAGGTGGTCGTGTCCTAGAATGTGCCCGATTTCATGGGACACCACATACTGTCTGTAGTTCTCCAAGTCCTGCTTACTGCGATGGGCTCCGTGCATCCACCGCCACGAGTTCAACCACATCTGACGACCACCCAGTTCTGCACAGGACAGGTGGTAGTCACATCCAACTTTGCGAAGGGTTGCGGGGGATGACAGCCGTATTGCCACGTCTGGGCTGTGGCTGACCAGCACAAATCTGTATCCATGCGCCTCCCATCCGTCAGGGTCGGCTAAGTAGATTTGGACCAAGTCAATGAACTCTTGATCGGGGTAGTTGACATCGGGGTCTACAGCCACGGTGAACTTCACCACCTTCATTGTCTTTGGAAACGGAAAGTTCCCGAACCACAAGAAGGAGAGTGTTGCCATGAAGTGTCCACACTGCAAAAAGAAGAGCCACCTTGCGTTTGTCTGCGCCTGCGGTACCGAGTTCTGCGTCAAGTGTCGGACCCCCGAAGTCCATGGATGCACTGCAAAAGAAGAGAAGAAGGTGGAGTTGGTGAAGGTTGTGGCTGATAAGTTACCCGACCGTGTGTAGCCCGCCGTTCTCCAGCGGCGGCATGTCTGCATAGACGTCTGGATCTTCAACGTCCTCCAGTGGGGGCATGTCTCCAGGTGGGAAGTAGAGGTTCGCGGGCAGCTGGTCAATGTTGCTGTAGAGGAGACCCATGAAGCGCTCACCCCAGTTGTAGCTCAAACCAACACGCTCAAGGACACAGGCAACTGTACATCCCACCTCCTCACCGACGTTGATTTCGAACTTGAAGATGCGCGCGGGGGCATTGTCACCTGCGGGCCAGGTGAGGGTGACGGTCTGCCATCCCTCGTCATTGACATCCGTGAACTGCATGTCGGGATGCTGGCTGAGGGCATTGAGGGTGTTGAGAAGAGCGGTGTTGAGCGGAAGCATTTTTGACGATGAGTGTAGTTGGAGTGGCGGGGCAGGAATCCGTTTTTGGCTGTGGGTCGTTGAAAAGGGAATGCAGCTACTTCACATCATTGCCCACATTCAATGAACACTCTGCGTTGTGGAGATTGCATGGATGTCATGCCCACACTTGAGGCTGGATCGGCTCAGTGCATTCTCGTTGACCCACCCTACAACATCGGAAAGGACTTTGGGAACAAGAGCGACAAGCAGCCCATGGACGAGTACCTTGCGTGGTGCGACCGCTGGATTGCCGAGTGTCTCCGCGTTCTCAAGCCCAACGGAACCATGTTTGTATACGGCTTCAGCGAGACGCTTGCGTTGATACTGGCTAGGGTTCCCATGTCCGTGAATCGCAGGTGGATTGTGTGGCACTACACCAACAAGACCACGCCCGCTCTCAAGTTCTGGCAGCGGTCCCACGAGAGTATTCTTGTGCTCTGGAAGGACGACAAGGTGTTCAATCGCGATGATGTCCGCGAGCCCTACACAGACACCTTCCTAGAGAACGCAG